AGTTTTAATTGCCTCATTAACCATACGCATACCTGCCATACCAGTTTGAACAACTAGTGAACGTTTTGGATCTGGACCTTGGAACTCAACTTTACCATTAAAGAAATTATAAATTTCTCCACGGAATAAATCAAGTGTAAAGTTATTCTTGTTATATACTCTTTTGAATGAGTTATCTAACTGCTTCCAAAGACCTACTGACAATCTAACATCATCTGGTCCATCTTGACGTACACGTCCACCATGACCCCACATTAAGTAAGTTTCTATGTCTGTTGCAATCTTAGAAAGATGTGCAGCTTCCATATTAGTTAAGAAGGTACGTGATAAATCACCATTGTCAAAAGCTTTTTTAACTTTGTCTTTACCCATTACTTTAACCATGTCATCTAAAGATGCAATAGATGGATCAATGTTTTTGTCAAATGTCCTCCAGATTTCAGTTACAGGAACTGTACCATCTGCATTCATTCCACCTTTGATCATCAAGTCTGCACGAGAAGATATAGAATAATGTACGTGAGCTTCTGCACCACCAACAAAGTTGTAGAATTCACGGAATCCTGTGTTTGTTGTAATGTCAGAGAATCTCTCTCCATACTCCCCACGGGCAGAACCCTTACGGAATACTTTTGTACCATTAGCTAAGTACTTATTATCTAAGTATTTATAGTTGTCATTGTTTACCAATTGTACAGTATAGATAAATCCATCTCCTAAAGGAAGGATATCATCTGCTGTAATGTACATCTCAACACCATTGTATTTGTCATATGTGATGATATCACCATGTCCAAATTCTCTTTTGTTAATTTTAATTTTGAAAGTTGTACCGTCAATACCTTTAAAAGTATTAGATCCTTCAATGTCTTCAATAATGTATGGAAGGTCAATAGAAACCGGAGTTTGCCATTTGTACTCTCCACGAGCATTATCTACATTGATTACATTTTTACCACCAAAGCTTGACATTTGGTATAGAGGCATTTCAACTCTTTGAGCCATTGCCCAAAGGTCTACTGGACCTAAGTCCATTGGTTCTGCATCTTTTAGCATGTTCACCAAGTGGTAAGAATCCACATGGGAACTAGCTGCATAGGCCGTATCCCGAAGGAATATGCCGTTGTTCATTACTGGAGTTGCCATTTTTTATTTTGTTTTTATTTGTTACTTATTTTAAAATTTTCTAAAAATATTACTTTTAGATATTGTTTTTTGCTCCCTTGATGGAGTCTTTTTATAATTTTCATTTTCATTATTATATGAAGATGTTATTTTTCTAGATTCTTCAGTTTTTAATTGTCTAACTGTTTTCTCTATTGCTGCTTTTGTACCTTGATCTCTTACTTTACTTTTATATCCATCTGGATCTGCAAGTAACCAAAGTGCTTCAGCAATTAAATCATGTCTTGGTTCTACAAACTGATACTTTTCTAACAAGTGTCCTAACATGTTTGTAGGTTTACCTGAAATTGAAGGGTAGTTAGGTTGAACTAATCCTGAGTAAAGCATATTTTGTATTTTCTTATCTATTTTAATTCCTCCAAGTTCAGCTGTAATTAATGTATTATATACATTATCTGTATACATTTGAGCTTGTCTTGCTTTTTTTTCTTTTTTTTGTTCTTGTTCAGCTAATTGACGCATTACTATTTCTTCTTGCATTCTGTCTAATTTTGGTTTAAACTGATTTGCTTTTTGTTCTAGTTTATTTACATCTCTCCAATCTTCTATTTCTTCTTCTATTTCTTCTGGAGAACCAAAATTAGTAGCATATAAATATTGTCTTGCAATTTCAGCTTGATCATTTTCATCAGAAGGATCTAGTTGAGCTATTTCTTCAACATATGCTAGAGTTCTAAATAATCCTTTTAAGTCTTGCCCACCATCTGCTACATATTTTGCAGCAACTTGTAATTCTTCAGGTAGTGCATTAAAAAACTCTTTTGGAGTGCTTTCTCTTATTTTATTCTCTCTTTCTTGAAAATTTGCTTCAAACAATTCTCTAAAGTCTTTAGTAGTATATTCTTCTAAATCTTTATCATCATCAAATGGAACAAGTGCACCATCTTCAATCATCTTAGTTGCTAGGTCATATAGTCCTGATTTATCAACTTTAGGTCTACCTTTATTACCAGCATCTTCCTCTTGTGAAATTAGATTATCTAACTCAGCAAAAGTTTCTTTTACTTCTTCAATTTCTTTTGCCTCTTCTTTTGAAACAGGCTTGTCAAGGAACGTGATGTCTGTATTTTCCTTAGAAAACATAGACTTGGGTTTTTCTTCTGGTTTACCATCTGCTGGAAGCATTACATTTTCTGCTCCTGGTGCACCAAATAATTCATCAATATTTACATCTACTTGTTCTACCGTTGTAGAATCTTGTACTTGATTTTCATCAGTTTCTTTGTTGGTTTTCATTTTGTTGGTTTTTGTTTATAATTCAATATACAAATTAAACTTGAAAGATTTAAAAAAAAATAATTATTTTTTTGCACTATATGGCTAACCTACTTTTTTTTATCATCATTTCTTTTATTATCAAATTTATTTTTATTTTCTTTAGCTATTTGTAGTTGTTTATCTGCAATATCTTTTTGAACTTGAAGTTTTTCTCTTTCAATTTCTATTTTCTGATTACCTCTAATATTTTCATTAGTTTGTTTTTCTCTTTGTAAATCAGTTTGTTGTTGATATTGTTCAGATTGTCTTATTTCTTTCATTGAGTCTTCATAGTCTGACATTTTGTTTTCATTTAAATCAACTTGTGCACCATAACCAGCTGCTCTAATTTCAGCAACAGTAATATCTTTTTGAATAAGTTTATCAGATTTTTCAGCTTCTGCTTGTATTGTTGCTTGTTGTTGTTTTTCTTGAGATGCCAATTGTTCAGTTTGCATCTGTTGTTGTTGCTGCATCTCTTGTTGTTTTTGTTCTTCTTGTTTAGCTTGAGAAGATTTAAGAACACTGTTTAATTCAGCAATTGAATCAGATTGAACTATTTTTCCAAGATCATAAATAGATGCACCAGCTGTATTATTAGTCATAGCCATTTGTTTAAGTTGTTCTAATATTGCTCTATGATTTGCAGTAGTAGTACAAAATATATTTAAATCTCTCATTAATAAGTCAGTACCATTTATTTCAAAATTAACTTTTTCATCTGCACCTGTAATGTAAGTAAGTCTAGCTGATGGTTTTGTAGAATTATAATATTGTGCTAAATCAGTTCTCATAGAGTGTACACGAGGCATTAAATAATCACAGTGTTGTATAAAAAATATTTCAGTTTGAGCATAAGATGCAGATGCAGCTTGTTCAACACCTGTAGCAGTCATTTGTGATAATTGTTGACCCATTCTTTGAGGGTTAATACCAATTACATCATATGCTTGTTGTTTAAAATGATTAGCAAGATTTACTCTAGACATTAATCTTTCTGTTTGAGATAAGTCTAGTTTTTGAAAATGATTAAAGTTTAATGCATTTTCTGTATTTGTTATAGATGTATCTAAAGGAAGCATACCAAAATTCTTCATAGCAACATATGCTTTAGATAAATTTCCTTTTCCCCAGTCTTCTCCTAAAGAGTGCCTAGGAAGAGTGTTTTGATCCAACATGATAATAGTTCCTAACTCATCTACTAATATGTCAGCAATTTGGTTGTTTACTATATTATATCCAATTTGATATGGTTTCATTAAATCAATAAGTGCAGTAGATTTAGTATTTCTATCTGAAAAAATTGCACCTTCTACAGGTAGTTTACAACCATACATAGTTGAATCTCCTTTAAATTGAAACTTTAATTTTCCAATTTTAGGCTTATCTATACCAATATATAATGGTGCAAAGCCATCTGGATTACTCATTCCAAAAAAAGATGTTATATTAGGACCAATTTTTACACCACCCCAAACTTCATTAATCCAGATCCAATCTATATGTTCTCCATATATTAAAGTATCTTTTGTTTTATTTTTAAATAATCTATTATCATATATTGGTTTATATTCTATAGTATAATCTTCTGTTATAATTTCATTAACCACTTCACCATTTTCTGCAATTTTTGTTAAGTGGCCAATTTTTCTTTGTGACTTCCAATATATTGTTGATACTCTTATAAGTTGACTAGCAAAATCATCTGTAAAATCATAACCTTCAGATAATATTTCACTTATTATATCTGAATTTGGTATTACACTACCATTCATTGCAGATGAATATTGTCTCATTGCTAATGAAGGCATGTTAGTATTCCATGCATGTGATTTAGTACCATCATAAAAAGTACCATCATTTTGATAACCACCTGTTGTATAACCAGCAGCTGTAATAGGATATATTGCTTCAAGACTTTTTAATTGGTCTTCATTCATTAAATAACCATATTTATCTATAACATCTGCTACAGTCATCATATCAGTTTTTCCAATATAATTAGATTGTGATACATATCTTGCATCTGGAGATTTATGATAATATGTAATTACAGGATTCCATAATTCTACTTCATAATCATCTTCCATCATTCTAAAATGCCAAAACTCTCTATCAGTAATTAACATATCTCTAAATGCTCTTTCTTCTAATTCATCCATGCTAAATCTTTCTACATCTACTTTATGTTGATGAGATGCCCATTCTTCTACCATAGATCTATAATCTTTTCTAAAAAATTGTTCTATTTCTGGCAGTGTTTTTAATTTTTCTGGTTCTACTTCTTTTTGTCCTTCTTCAGAATTAGGATCCATTCCTTGAGCAACTAATGCAGCAACTATTTTAGTTTGAGCATTTGCCATTAAAACTTCTTCAACCATTACTCTTTTTTGCTCCATCATTTCATTATGTGAATTCTCATCAATAGCACGATAAGTAAGTTTAGAAGATCTTTTTGCAAACTCAGCAACAAGTACATTTATAACATTTGGGATAATAGGATAGAATTTTAATTCTAAAGCAGATGTATCTTCTTTAGTAAGAATATCTACAATATCTCTCATTTCATTATTCTCTTCAACAATATAATCTGATTTATCTATAACACCTTTTGCAAGTTTATAATTCTTCATTAACCTTCTTGCATTATTTCGGATTTGTCTTATTCCTTGCCATTCAATCCAATCTAAATTCCATGCTGCCCATTCATCTGTTTTTTCTTTATTAGATAAAAATTGCAATGGTTGAGTAATACTTCCAATTCTATTATTTTCAGTTTTCTTCCCTTTTTTTGCTTGTATGGCATTTATTATTTCCATAATATTTTACTTTAAGTTATTAAATGGTGATCTTTTATTATTTGATCTATTAGGTAATCTATTTCCTCCAACATGACGAAAGGGGTTCTTATTTAATTTAAACAAATTTTCTGACTTTTGCAAGTTTTTAGCAGCATCATCCATTACCACTCTTTTAGAATATCCTCTATTAGATTGTTGTATTCTCATAAATGCAACAAGTGCAGCAAAAGAAACCAGTCTATCCACATTGACACCATCTGCATATTCTTGCATCTCTTTAAGTAACATAGGATCTGGAATCCTTTCTATACCGTATTTAGTTCTTACAATAGTACCATCTGTTTTAGTTTCTACATCTAATTCTTCTTTGGTATATTCTATAGTATAACTCAGTAAATGTGCTTTAAATAATGTACCGGTATTTTTCCAACCATACTCCTGGAAGACGTTAGCATTAGAACCAATATCTTTTAAAAACATAATTTGTCCTTTAGGTACTAAATATCTTTGTTTTTTTCTAGATATCATATATTGTATAAACAAAGAAATATTATTTTCTATAACTGTCCATGCATTATACCATTCTATTATAAGTTCTAGTCTTTGATGAGTTTTATTAATATCATCAAATCTTCCACACCAAGCTGCAACTATTTTATCTTGTTCAAGATAGGTTTCTGTTTCAGTTCCATTTATTCTAGTAACTTCTACAGGAGCTTTCATTACATATATAGAACATAATGATTCTGATGTTGTAGTTTTTCCTTCAGATACAGGGTCAATTGATGCATAGTATTGTCCAAAAGTTGGATCTTTAATTGGTCTTTCCCATACTACTAATACTCCTGTTTTATCTTCAGTTTTTTTAGATATTGGAAATTCTATTATAGGTCTTTTATTACTTGTCACAACAGATGGTTTTCCATTAGCATCTGTACTAATATCTAAAAATTCATAAGCATATTCTTTTTCCTCAATTCTTCTTGCTTGTGCTGCAATTAAATGTGTAGGAAAAACAGATATAGATCTGTGGTCAAATGCTTCTTTAATATTTCTTGGATGCTGAGATATTCTTAATTGGTAATCTTCTGGGTTTAATTCTTTTTTCCATTTTTCAAATTGATCATCTAATGCTTCTAATGATTCTTCTACAAGTGAATTACCATAAGAATCTATAAATGGAGGCATAGACCATTGTTCTGGAATAAATAAACCTGACACTCCAATAGTACCTTTATGATCTAATAAATTTGTTTCTACAGCATATACATCTTTTGAGTTAGGATTTAATATCATATCTCTTAAAGGATTGCATTGTGATAGATCACCTACTGATCCAGCAGCAATAAACATTCCTGTAGTTGTTAAACCTGATCTCATTGCAGGTCTCATGTACTCATATGTCTGATCCATCTTTGGTGCTATACCAGCTTCTTCAT